AATTAGACGAAAAGTCTTTTGATAAAGACAAAAACACAGACGAACAATCTGCTAAGATGAAAAGAACAAGTAACGAACCTGTTGAAGTTGCTTCTGGAAATCCAGATTTAGAACTAGATGGTGGTAGGGCTGCTGCTGAAGAAGTAGAACCTTCTGAACGCACTATGGGTTTTAAAGCTGATGAAGGTGGAAACATGAGCGTTGATGAAACAGATGACTTCTGGAAAACTGAAGAAGGATATGGTAAAGCTATGGAAATGTATGGCAGCAAACCAGCATGGGTTAAAGAACCTACAATGGAATGGAATCCAACAGAACAAATCTATGAAAAAATACCAGAAGAAAATAAAGATGAGTATGTTGATTTGTCTATTGCCGATAATATTAAGCAGTTGTTTGGCTAATATGGCTAGTAATATTGAAGATGTAAAAAGTTCTTTACTAAAGGCAGGGTTTCAAGAAGATGAAATACCTGCTTTACTTGGTAATATTTCTGTTGAAACAGGAAAAACTTTTGATTATACTCAAATAGAAAATACAACTAAAAAACAAAAAGGATATGGTTTATTTCAATTTACTGGTGGACACCTGTCATCTTACTATGATTATCTAAAAGATACAAAGCAAGAAGATAGCAATGATGCACAAGCTGCATTTGTTTATGCTAATATCTATGACAAAAATCCACCACATGTTATAGGAGCAGGCAATCAACGCAAAATTCAAAATGCTTTTGATTCTGATGACAACGCTTCTAAGTCAGATGTCTTTGCTAGATGGTATGAAAGGTTTGAAGGGTCAGAAGATGATGACACATGGAAACCTAATTGGATGCGTGGTGGAATGTTAGATATATTGCCCGATGGACAACATGATTCTTATAACGAAAGATATAAAAGGTCTAAGAAGTACGACTAAATAAAATTGGTGATTGTACATACCCGCATCACCAGCAGTTTTAACTCACACTATACCATTATACTTAAGGGGGTGATATAGTGTCCACAATGTACTCATGGTGAGAAAGTTCCCCCAAACAATTAGGTTACTGGAAGTCTTAATTTATCCCTATCTAAATTTGCAACGGATAACTCTCCGTTTAATGCAAATATCTTTAGCAAAGATGAGCGACTAATACCATATCTCTCAGCTTTAGCATCTATAAATTTTAAATCTCTTTTGTTAATCTTTAAATTAATCTGTTCTGTTGCTTCGTTCATGTTTGTTACTCAATTAAAAATAGTAATTATACATTAGTAAATAGAATCTATTTAATCAATAAATTATAATTTACAAACACCATCTTCACAATCATCATCTGATACAGCAGAAACAATATATTCGTTTTGACTGTACTTTTTAAGTACATTTGAGGTAAGGGTTAATAAACTACCATGATTAAATTGTTGCAATAGATTTTCGTAACTTCTTATTTCACATCTTTTTAAATATATATTATAAGCTTCGTCAAACTTCATGCTTAAAACTGTAGCTCTTCTTGCGTAATCTACTGCCAATGCTTCACATAATTCTGCCCTCGTCATTTTCTACTATCTCCTTTTGTTTGTATAATATATGTGGGTCTTTACTATAAATCTTTCTAGCAAAAATTTCTACAACTTGTTTATCGTCCACGAAAAAAACAGAATTTAGACTGTCTAGTATTGCCTTAATGTAGTTATCAATGTCAGCATTGTTTGTACAGTAGGTGTTATGACACTCCTCTCTCTTCTTTTTAGACCACGACTTTGGTATCTCTACCATAAAGTCTATTGAAACACAGACTAGAGTTTCACAGGGAGTCGTATTCAACTCACTTGTTAGTGCTTCCATGTCTGTTTTAAACTTAGTGTACTTCTTTGGGTAGTATGTAGACCACCTACTTACCCGAGGTCTTGATGCTGGTACAGGACTTATATCAAAACGATGAGATGTTGTATTGATATCCAAAATCATCTTGTATGTACGCTTCAAGTTTGTTAACCGCTAATGATAGCGTGAATCTTATTTCCATATCTCTTGGTGTATCTTCTTCTCTTGCTAATTCTAGTGCATCTTTAAGGTTAATAAGAATTTCATCTAGTTCATCAGTCATATGGCAGTTTCTTGACAGGTAAGACTACCAAAACCCTGACTCCCACGGTTTTCTATCGCATATTGGACTCGAAAAGGGAAGATTGCGCTCATTAATTATATTGTGTTACTATTCTATAGTCATCATTGTGAGGTAATTTAATTCCTTGTTCACCCGCTAACATATCTATCTCACAAATGTAATCTATAAACTCGTCAACTTTTAGTTCTGTTGTTGAGGGTATCTGTTCAATTGTTTTACCTTTCTTTGTTGTAAAAGATATCTTAGTTAAGAACATATCAGCTAAGATAAGGTGCATTTCTTGTTTAGCATAACCAATTTCTTTAGACATGATACCTACCCAGCACCAGTACAATCTATTTTGAGCGTCTGTTCTTTTGGTCTTGCCAATGGAAATGGTTGCTTCTTTAGTGCTTGGATTTTCTAAAAAATAATCTTGCACTAAAGTTTTAAAGATTGCTTCTTTAGGTTTGTCTCTATGAATACTTCTACTTGTCATTGTACACCATCGTCCATAAGAGTAGCTATTAATTTATCAATATAATATCTACTTTTTCTAAGGTCATCTATTTGCCCCTCACCTTTATGTTTATGGCTATGCCTACATAGATATTTCATAGCTGACGCAGTAAGGTAATCCATCTTTTGGTCAATGATAAAATCAATAACCTCAATCTTACCTTGCGTGTAGTGTGAAGGGTTGTTTATAATGTCTTGCTCTCTATCCACCGACCCATCCCATAACTAATGCTAGGACAACAATGCCTAGAAAAATTGTTAGACTTTTATTCTTTAAAACTTTATCTACTAACTCTTTTATTTCTTCCATATACTTCTCCTTTGATTAAAGTACCCTCTATTTTAACTTAATCAAACCTTCTCTGTGAAGTATTTTTTGTGTACATATTACCGCCCTCAATACTTGCAACTCTAACCATTCATTTTCTAGTGGTGGGTCAAGATGTTTACGACCATCATATATGTCATGGCAATTAAGACAAGCGTACATTCCAAACAGGTCTGCTTGTTTCCTTGCCATGCCTCCACCATTCATATGTGCAAAAATTACGGTTTCATTATCGGGCATACACCCATGTAATCTAACTTGGCAAGGCTTACCCCTTGCTGATTGTGTGATTTTACTCATCTTTTTCATCCTTTAAATTGCTTGTGCCAAATTCGTATATCTTATCTTTGTATGCAACACGACCTTCAATACTATCATTGTCAAACTCCCATGAAGTAACATCAATAAATGCTTCACCAATCATATTCAAATAAAATTTAGCATCTTCTCGCCACCTATCATCACACTCGTCATCTTTAGTTTGTTCTTTTAATACATCAATGATGATTCTTAATACTTCACTATCCATTTCTTGCTGATTCATATACTACTCCTTATTATAAATGTTTATTTCTTCGTCTGAGAATTTAGAATACTGACCCTCAAACTTACATTTGACCCAGCCAATCTGACCCATTCTGTTCTTAGCTACAATAATTTCAGCCATACCTCTATCCTCTGACTCTTCCTTGTTGTAATACTCATCACGATAGACCATAATAATACAGTCAGCATCTTGCTCAATCTCACCAGAAGAGCGTAGGTCGCTCATAAGAGGGCGTTTGTTTTCCCTCTGCTCTACTCCCCTACTCAACTGAGATAGTAGAATTATAGGTATGTCTAGTTCCTTAGACAAATACTTTAGTTCTCTAGTTATGTTGCCTAGTTCTGATATCTCTTTACCTTTATCGTACTTCATTATCTGTAGATAGTCAATCACAATACAATCAAGGCCAGTCTGACCATTCATCTGTCTTGCTTTAGATACTATATCTCTGACTGATACATTGCCTCGGTCTAGTATGGTCATAGTTTTGTTACCCGCTTGTGCTAATGCTGTATACCATTGGTCATTTTCTGCTTCAGTAAGCGTATCGTTATCTACTTTGTTAAGGTTAATGTCTGTTTCACTAGCTACTATCTTCATCATAAGTTGTA